AAAGCGTGTAACCGGCAAAACCGGTTCGGGGGTTCGAATCCCCCTCTTTCCGCTTATAATCAGTTTATTTCTCCTTTATTTATTGCGTTTTTGTTCTGCCAGCTTTGTTGCGCTTGTCTCCCTTTTGTTTCTCTTTGTTGCAAAATGCGTGCAAAATGCGTGCAGTTAAATTTCGGAAAAATGATTAGAGTGCATTATTATCTGGATGTTCGTGGTGTTCCCGACGGTGGTCTTGCTTCCTTGAAGTTCGATTTTTGCCGTCAGCGTTCCCATTCCCAGCTCCCTGTTGGTATTCGTCTGCTTCCTTCTCAGTGGGATGCCAAGGCGCAAAAGGTGCGTGGTACCATGAACGATGAATCCACAAATCTCTTCCTGCTGCAGCAGATGGCTCGTGTCTCTGAAATCATTCTGAAGCTGACCTCTGCTGGTGATCTCGTTGGCTTGTCGGCTGTCGAGGTAAAGAATCGGGTGGCTGCTGAACTTCGCCCTGATGCTGGTGTCGATAATCGGTTCTTGGCTCGTTTCCGCTCCTATGCCTCGCTGTGCAGGTCTCCTCGAACTCGTGATATCTACCTGGTGACCGTAAAGAAGGTGCTTGCGTTTGACTCTCATGCCGAGTCTCTCTCCTTCGAGCGCATCACGAAAGATTGGCTGTCCAGGTTCGAGGCGTGGCTTGGTACCGAGCAGGGTGGGTGTCCTTCCGTGAATGCTCGCTCCATCCATCTGCGAAACGTTCGAGCTGTCTTCAATGATGCCATCGATAATGGCATCACCTCCTGGTACCCGTTCCGCTCCTTCAAGGTGAAATCGGAGGCGACCAAGAAACGAGCTGTATCGGTGGAGGCTCTTCGCTCGCTGTTCTCGTTCCCTGGTTTGACCTGGCAGCAGCAGTATGTCGATGCCTTCAAGCTCTCGTTCTGCTTGGTCGGCATTAACCTGGTTGATCTGCTGGCTCTGAAAGATGGGCAGCTTGTCGATGGTCGCCTGTCCTATCGTCGCTCCAAAACTGGGCGGCTCTATGATATCAAGGTGGAGCCAGAAGCTGCTGCTCTCATCGAGAAGTATCACGGCTCCTGTGGTCGGCTTGTCTCCTGGGGGGAAAACCGAAAACGCTATACCTCCTTTACTATGCAAATGTGCCGTGGCTTGAAGGCTGTTGGTTCTGTCGTGAAGGAATGGCGCACCGATGATCTGGGCGTGTATCGTGAAGTGGAGGTGTTCCGTCCTGCCTTCCCGATGCTGTCTTCCTATGTAGCTCGCCATTCCTGGGCGACGATTGCTGCTTCCCTGGATATCCCAAAGGACGTTATCGCCCATGCGCTTGGTCATGGTGGTTCTTCCGTTACCGATATCTATATCGATTTCGACCAGCGGAAGGTGGACGAGGCGAATCGTCGTGTCCTGGATTGGGTGTTCTACGGTACGAAATAAGGGAGGATCCTGTGTAGGATTCTCCCTTTCTCCTGTCTGTCAAGGCTCGATTATTTTAATCTCTGGCTTTCCTGCCGTCGTAATAATCACCTTGTGGCGTGTCATGTCTTGTCGTATCAGCTCGTTAATGTAGCGGTTCTTGTTTGGCTTGGTGTTCAGCCAATCCTCCAGCTCGCTGTCTATGGCGACCCCGATTCGCTTCTGGGTGCGTCCGTCGCCTCGCTTGCTTGACTTGTATTTTCTTGGTTCTGCCATGTTGCGTTCTCCTTTTAAAAATTAAACTCCCCATTCTTTCCAAGTGCCAGCCTCCTTGCGTTGGTCTCGCTCCTTGGTGTAGATGTCGATGCATTTATGCACCTCCTTGATAGTCTCCTTCAAATCGAACTCCTTTCCAAGTTCTTCTAGCTGGTTGAGGAGCTGCTTTGCTGTCTCGATTTTCTGGTCGAGCTCGTGCCCTGTCATGCTGGCTGCTTGCTCTGCTCTCTGTTTCTCGTTCAGTACTACGTAGCCTTCATTCTTTTTTACGTAGTTGTACGTAGCCTTCTTGTCTTTGCTCACGCAGTCTTCCTCCAGGGTGCAGCGTCTCTCTGTCGTTCCCTGGTGTGCTGCCTTGAAAGGGCAGCCGAATGGGTTGTAGCATCTTGCCATGTTGTTCCATTCACGGATGTAATTTGCCATGTTGTCCTCCTTTCTTCTAGTTCGTTGCTTCATTAATGTATTCTGTGGCTTCGTCGATTGCGTCCATTGCGTTCGACAAATTGTCGATGGCTTCCTGCATCGTGTCGCCCTTTTCTCCTTCCTGGAAGGCTTCGGGCAGGTTCTCTAGTGCCGTCTGCTCCTCATCCATGATCTCCTCCACCTGGTTCTTTATCTCTTCGAGCTTGGTGAGGAGCTCGTTTAATGCCGTTCTTCTTTTCTTGTTCATATTCTTGTTGTATTGTGGCTGGGTGGTTATCCAAGCCGTTTCCTTCTTTATCCGATTGCGTATTCGTAATTCTTGTATCTTCCGTCGTTGCGTCTTTCTCTTGCTAAATTCAAAGCGTGGCGGTAGTTAAAAACTGCCTGCTTCGTATTCTCTTTTCCTGTTCTGGTGTTGATGAACGTGAAGTCCACCTTCTGGTCTTTCTTCTCTCCGTAGGTGTAGTCATATTCATTTTTCAGAATTTCTTCGCTTACGTATGTCTTTGCTTCAATCTGTCTCATTTCCTCTATTTTTTATCCGATGATTGTCATGTGGCTTTTGATTTCCTTGTATCTTCCTTTCTTTATTCCTTCGTCGAAGCTGTCAGCTCCAAACTCGACCTTTTGGTCGTTTGCTACAAGATCTCCGTCCTTGTCGAAGATGTTTCTTATTGTTGCGTACTTGCGTTGTCCCATGAAGTGGAACTCGTCTAAAATCGTCACGATTATCGTGTCTTCTCCTATCTTTTTCTTGAATGTTGCACCTTTGTCCATTTCCTTTTCTTTTGGTAGGGGAGTGGTTGGCTCCCCTGTTTCCTTCTTACTTCAAGTTGGCGAGGATTCGCTTCTTATCGTCCTCTGTGAGCTTCAGCTGGTTCTCTAGCTTATAAACCAGGTAATCTCTTTCTCCGATGATGGCGATCGCCATGCGGTTCATCTCTTCGTCGTTGAATTGGTCAGCCTTCTTGATGAGTGCCTTCGCCATGTTTGTCTTTTCGCCTTCAGCTCCTTTGGCTGCCTTCTCTGCCTTGATTCGCTTTGCGCATTCCCAATCGTAGGCATCTTGAACACCTCCGTTCTTCTTCCACTCCTTCACCCATTCGTCTTTGTCCAGGTTGCTTGCGTTGTATCCTGGCTCTATGAATGTGTGGTAGCACTCTGGGCTAACCTTGAAGTTTGCTCTTTCCTCAAATTCTTGTTTCATCATGATTATTGTCTCCTATCTTTAAAATGTTAATATTCAATGTCAAACTCTGTAATGTCCTCTATGTCGTAATCAAGCCCTGCCAGGGTGTGGGTGAGGGTCTCTTTCAATTCGTAGAGGTCGTCTGCTTCGTCCTCATCCTCATCGTCGAATCTTTCGCTCTCCCATTGGTTGATTGCTGTACGCTGAAGGCATTCGAAGTATGGGTTATCCAGGATTCTGTCGATTCCTTCTCTTGCGTCGCCAAGGCTTATTGTGATTCTAATTGCTGTTTCCATGTCGCTGTCCTCCTTAAATATTAATCATTGCTATTTCCTCGCATTCGATAAAACTCGTACCTCCTTCTCCTTCTATGATGAGGATGCTGCTTGAATAGATGCTATCTGGTTGCTTCATCAATCTGCAGTCATCGTCTGTTGGGTTGAACTCTATCTCCTTTCCGCTCTTGAGAGTGATGGTTGCTTGTTGAACCTTGTCTTTTTTTATCTGGCTTATGATGTTGTCTGCTAATTCTTTTTTCATTGTTTGTTCCTCCTTAAAATTTAATGTCTGTGTAGTTGAATCTGCCGAGGTAGAATTCCATTGTCTCAATTGAAAGGAAAGCCTTTACTCGGGTTGCTCTCTTTTTAAGTGTAACCTTGAATGGCTTGTCTGCTGCCTCACCCTCGTATGTGATGGTTATGGTTGTGCCGTCCTCGGTTGTAAGAACTACAGGGTATCCTTCCATGATGTTGTCGATGATCCCTGTCATGTGCTTGTATATAAAAGCGTCGCCTGTCTTTGTCATAAAATGCGGCTTTACCGTGCTGCCGTAGGGCTTAATTATGACCCTTGGTTAGGGGGTCGTTTCCTTTTCTTTTTCTGATGCAAAGATAATCAATTTTCCGCAAAGTTGTATAACTTTATAGTTATTATAAGTTACAGAAAATCAACAACTTAGCTAAAGAAAGTTATCAAAAAAAAAGACCCCTTCACCTTGTCGGTGAAGAGGTCTCTTTCTAGTTTTTCGGCTTCTTTCGCTTGCGCCAGATCCAAATGATGGCGATGGTTGCTCCTATACCTATTATTATACCAGCTCCCAGCCAAATGTCCCAGCTTGCCTGCGTTGTCTTGGTGGTTTGCTGGGTGTCCTTCTGGCTGTTCCTCGAATCCGTCGAGGAGTTCCTCGAGTTTTTCGTGGACGAGCTCTTTTTGGAGATTTTGGTGGTGTCCGTTGCGGTAGCCTGTCCCTTCAGCTTCGCTCCTGGCTTCGCCTCCAGCGTGTGTGTCAACACTCCGTTAGCCCAGGTTGCGGTGGATCTGTACAGGTCTGTCTCCAGCACCGACGTGGTGTCCTTGGTGGTTCGCTCCAGCTTGGCTTCTGGTACCGCAATCTCAACGGGTACCAGCTTCTGGGTGATCCTGGTGGTGTCATGGGTTTCCGTGATGGCGGTGTCCTTCACTTGCTCCACCTTCGTTGTCTCTTGCTCTGTTGCCGTCTCTGTCATTGCCTTTTTCTTCGTTGCGCATCCTGCCAAAAGGCATGTAATGCAGATGATGATCAGGGCGAGGATGCTTGTCTTTCGTTCTTTCGTCATGTTCTTAATCCTCATATTTTAAATCGTTGATTCTGTTGAGCCAGCCTTTTTTGAAGACTATCTGGCTCGGGTCTTTCTTTATCAGCTTGTTGATGTACGCCTTGCGTGCGTTCTTCAATGCCTCGAAGAGCTGGCGTTGGTTCGGGTAGTTGTTGACCGCTGCCAGGGTCTTCGCTCCGACAATGCCGTCTGCCTTTACTCCCAGGAGCTCCTGCGGCTTGATGATTCCCCATTTTCCGCTGTTCCAGACCCAATCGACCAGGCTCTCTGCTACCTTCTGGTCTTTGATTTTGTCTGCCTTCCAGGTGTCCCAGAAGTTGCGCTTGAGCACCATCTTGAAGTCCTCCTCGTCGAGGAGCTTCACGTCCTTTTCGTCTATCTTTCCGTCTCCGTTCTTGTCGTACCCTACGGTGCGCCAGGTGGCGATGGTGATTCCGTACTTGGTGGCTCCACCTCGGTCTATCTTGCTGTTTGTGTACTTTGCGCCTCCCTCCCATTTGAGGACGAAAGGCTCGAACTTCTTAACGTCTGCCATTGCTTATGTCTCCTCTTGCTTGTTTGAATTGTTGTTGTTTGTCTCGTTTCGTTCCCCGAATGCCTTTGTGATTCCTGCCGTTGCGAAAAGGGAACCTATCGCACCGATGACCGCTGCAATGCCCATCAAGTCCGTATGGATGGTGTTCGTTGTCAGTACCTCGTAGAGCAGGATAAAGCCGACCACCAAAAGCAGGAGGCATCCGATGATGGTGACGCTCACCAAGAAGAACGCCTTGCTGGATGCTCCGCTGTTGGTTTGTATCAGCTTCGCTAAATACTCGCTTGTCTTCATTGCTGGATTCCCTCCTGGTATTCTTTCTCGACTTGCTCCCTCTCCCTCGGTGGGTCTCGGTTGACGCATCCGTTGCGGACGCATCGGTTCCAGCTTGCCTCCTGGAGTTGTAGCCTCAGTTCCATGTTCTCGTCCTTCAGCTTGTTCTCCGTGGCTCGGTGCTGGTTCAGTATGTCGTAGAGGCTGTCTATCTTCTCGTCCTTCGCCTTCAGTTCGCTGTCCTTCTTCTCGCAGAGGTCTTTCCATCCGCTTGCGTATTGGGCGGTCGCCTTTGCTTCCTCTTGCGATGCCTTAGCTGCCTCGGTTCGCTTCTTGCTGTCGTAGAACATGAAGAATCCGAGAATGGTCACGAGTCCTGTGGCTATTGCTTGTAGGATGTCTGCGCTCATGGCTGTCCCTCCTGCTTGCCCTTCTCTATCATCGACTTGATGCCGTCCATGACCGCTGGGCTGCAAAGCTCGGAGCAAACACCGATGAGCTGCACTTCCTTGTCATCATACTCTTCCTCTCCCTTGCTGTTGTAAATCTTCAAGGCGAGGGCGTGGCAGGCGATGCCTTGCCCCTGGGTGTAGATTGCGTCAGCAAACCCTTCCTTGATGTTCATAATTGTCGCCTTGGTTTTTGCGAGGTTGGCGAATACCTCGACCTTCTCAAAGTTGATTTTCATTGTTTTATCTCCTTTTTATGAAACTCCATAAGCTAACCAGATTCCTTCGCTCATCACTGCGTTTCCAGATACCAATTTCCAGCGTGGGTTGTAAACCATAATGACAGAGCCGTATGCTGTGAAGTAATCTGTATCAAAGTTGCTTATTGTATATTTTCGTCCATGCCAAAAGATGTAAGTTTCGTGTTGTCTTCCGTCCTTGTCGTAGCTGTACCCTGGCTTGATTCTGAATTGATAGGTTCCTACGCTTTCCATTGATAACATCACAAAGTGTCCCTCGTCGTACCACTGCATGTCTGGAAGTCTAAAGGTTACCCAATCTGTTGTATGATTCTTGTCTGAAATGAAGCTTACGACATGTTCCGTCCTGCTCACTGAATAGTTATCACTGGTTGTGATGGTCGTCTTAAGCGCAAATCCTTCTATGTACCCTCCGAATATTGACAATGCAATGTTTCTGTCTGCGTTCCTTGCCGACAATATCATGGCGTAGTTCTGTCCCATGCTGTCGTATTTGAACCATTTACTTTTGTTCTCGTTTTCGAATCTTGCCACGGCTCTTAGGCTGCCGCTTGAAGCAGGGAGGAGGTTTCCACCGATTCCTGCAAAGGCTCCAGCTTTGTCGTTTCTCAAGATGATGTATGCGTCATCGTCGAAGCTCTTCTCGTTGGTTAGTCCGTTACCGCTAATGGTGAATCCTCCGATTGTTCCGCTGTTGATGGATACGTTGTTGAAGATTCCGCTCGTTGCGTTTATCTTGCCAGTGATGCTTGCCTCCGTTGCCTCCAGCTGTCCTCCGTACTTTACCTTGAACTTGGATGCAGCAGCGGTCGCTCCACCTATCCATAATGGGTAGCCGTTGTTCTCATCCTCGACACCTCCGAAGCAGCCTTGCACCTGCTGCTTGCTGTTGGTGATCAGGATGCGGTTCGTCTGTGCGAATCGGAGGACTGCGTTCTTGGCTACGATGAGTGGTGTGTAGATTGGTCTCATCTGGTTCAGCTTGAGCCACTCGTTGCTGTCCGCTCCATTCGGTGCGTTTGCTGTGGTTGAGGTGTGGGTGACTCGGCATTGGTACATCGTGAAGTTTCCTGTGGTGTTGTCGGTGACCGTGACGATGTCGAGGTATCGGATTCCTCCTGTTAGGCTCTCGTCGTTGTGGTACTCGGTTCCTGCGCTCCATTCGCTGGTTCTCTCGATGAGTCCAGGGATTCCTCGGAGGTCATTGATGCCGTCGATGAATCCTGTTGCGAACATTCCGCTCTCCAGCTTCGGCATGCAAATCCACGCCTCTCGGTAGCCTTCCTCGTTGATGGCTGGCATTAATCTGAACAGGCAGTTCTGTTCCTCGGTGGTGAGGTTTTTATTCGTCTTGAATGTTACGCTGTGGCGAGTCCACTCGTCCGTCAGTTTCCATGTGTAGCCGAGGTCGCTTGGTGTGTTCACCTCGATTCCGTCCACAATCATCTTGGTGCTTGTGTCCACGGCTGTCGGGTAGATGTAGGTGACTAAGTCCACCGAGTCGGTTATCTCATACTGCAGGACGGTCACCTTGCCTGTCCTTGGCTCGGTGTTGTCGTATTGGTAGCTGGATATGCGGTATGCTCCTGTCTTCTTTGGTGTATAGGTCATGCTCATTGCAGTTACCGATATGCTCTTGGTAGCGCATGAGTTCGAATCGCTCCAATCGGTTGCGTAGATGAATGTTCGCAGTTCCTTGCCATTGGCTACGGCTGTGCTGTCACATTTGCCGATTACCTTAATGGTGTAAGTTCTGCCTGCTGTGAGGTAGAGTTCCTTGGTGGCGAATCCGTAGTTGCTGCTCGTCTCGTTTATGACGATGGGCTTTGTTCGCCCCTTTGCCCAAAAACTCAGCGTGTACCATTGTCCTGCTGCCAGCTTTTGAATGCCTCCTGCTGGGTGGTGTACCTTCTGGCGGAGCATCTCCTTGCAGGTGATGGTGGCTCCTGTCGCTTTGCATGTGTCGTGGTAGGAGTTTCGTCCGTCCTTCTTGTTGCTGGTGTCGATGCTGCCCAGATCCTGCGGTGCGGTCTTTCCGCTGAGTGCCAGGTATTGGCTCTTGATGTTCCACGCTGCCATGTTGTCTGCGTCCGTGAAGCTGGCGTTCTCCAGGATGTTGCCATTGTCTCCGCTGTGGTATGTGGTGACGAGTTCTGGTGTGGAGTAGGTGGTGCCGCTCTTGGTGTAGATGGTCTTCACGCATTTCCATACGTATGGCTTTTGGTCGCTTGGCGTTGGAAAGGTGGTGCTCCATCCGCTCACCGAGCTGTATGAAGCCACGCTCTTCTTGTCGGTTGCGATGAAGTACGATGTCTGCGAGCTGATGCCGTTGCCATCGTCTCCTGGTTTTCCGTCCTTGCCTGGGTCTCCGTCCTTGCCAAAGTAGCTAACGCATAAAGGTGTGGTGTATGTGAATGTTCCGTTCTTCCATTCCATTCTGTTGCGTGTCCACAGCCATAGCTCCTTGGTTGGCGTGTAGGTCGTTCCCCATCCGCTCGTTGGCGCAGTGGTTGGGCTGCTGCCCACGGTATATTGCTCTGTGATGGTTATGAAGTCCTTGCTCGCACCGAGGCATTGCTTGCCTGTGTACTTGCTCGTTCCGTCCGTGAGGTCAATCTTGGTGCAGCTCCATACGTAGGTGTTCTCCTTCATTGCAAGCTGGGTGAATGTGGTTACCCATCTTGCGGTGTCCGATGGCTCGCTGGTGTTGCTTGCCGAAAGGACAAAGACCACGTCAGCCGACTTGATTCCTGTTCCGTCCTTGCCTGGGTCTCCGTCCTTGCCGTCCGCTCCGTCCGAAGGAGCCCACCTGCAGGTGAACGCTCCCTTGAATATTCGTTTCTTCTGCATGGTGGGTCTCTTGTTTTAAGTGAATAAGTTGTCGATGATGATGTTGGCGCAGTTGGCGCACAATGCTCGGTATTCCGAGAAGTCCTTGTAGTTGGCGAGGTCTTGGCTCTCTTCCTCGGTCAGTTCCACTCCGTCCACCTTCTTCAGCAATGCGTCGATGGTATTGAATGCCAGGGCGTGCTCTTCCTTCTGTGGGTATGCCGCCTCCACGAGCTGGCTCTTGATGTGGGCGTAGTCCATGATGCCGTCGGTCTGAATGACAAAGCCGCTGAATCCCTCGATGATGGTCTTCTCTTCCTTGCCCTTAGCCTTGTCGGTGTCCTGGCTGGTGTTGTCGGTCTTCTCCTGAGTGTCCGCTGTGAAGTCCATGTAGGCGATGCGTGTCTTTCGGTCGTACACCTCTGGCTTCTGCTCCATGAACGTTCTTCTGATGTTTCCGTACTGCTGTTTCATTTTTCTGCCTCCTACTTTGTTTGGTTGTTAAACTTGGTGAGGTCTACGACCTCGTTGTTGTCGGTGTATATCAGCTTGCCATCTTCTGTCTTGGCGACAGGTCTCTTGTCAATCTCGAGAATCTTGACCTGGCTGAACTCGAAGTGCGAGCCACCTTTGTCGATGACCACTGCCTTGAATCTTGTTACTCTTGCCTGCTCGAACGCATCGATGAGCTGCTTCATACTCGGGCTGTTAACGATGAGTTTATTCTTGCCTCCGTAGAATTCTATCTCTAATGCGTATCGTCCCTTGCCGTATGATGTCTCAACGTCTCGCACCCAATCAACGACCTCTATCTCCTTGTTAAGGATAACGGCTGTCGTAATTTTCGGAGCGTCGATGATTCGCTTTCCGTTTTTGTCTTTCTTCTCGGGCATCTTGATGCCTAAGTCTGATAAATTTATTCCTGTTTCCATTTTAAATAATCTTTTGCAATGTCTGTTTCCCCATTTTATCATGCCCCATGCTGCTGCGTCTATCTCACGGAGTCTTCGCTTGTTCGTGACCTTCGCTCTTCTCTTGAGCCAGCTCACCTTGTCGCTCTTCCTCCAAAACATGTTACCTCCATCGTAGGAAACGAAACCGAGGAAATCCAAGCCCTCGCTTATCGGGCGAATCTTTGGCTCGTGTGCCTCGAATCCCAGATCCTTCAAGAATGCTATCGCTCTCTTCATCTTCCATTTCACCTCTCCCTTCGTCTTTCCGAATATGACGAAGTCATCGAGGTATCGGATGTAAAGGTGCGCCTTCGCAACCTCCTTCATGAACCTGTCGAATGTCATCAGCGAAATGTTGCCGCTGTCCTGGCTGGGTCTTATGCCCAGCGGTATGCCCTTTCCATCTGGGGCGAACCTCTCGAACGGCTCCATGTATGCGTCGATGAACTCCTTGTCCTTGATTAGGTGTTCCATGTTCCTTCTGAGCAGTTGGTGCTGGATGTTGGCGTAATAATGGCAAATATCGCCCTGTGCGTACCATAGGCATCCGCTCCCTTGCTCTCGCAGCCATCTTTTGACTTGAAGCGCAGCCGCTATCTGTCCGTAGCCAATCCTTGACGCATAAGTGTGCGAGATTAATGTGCGCTCTATTCTGTCGTGGCTTACTAAGACCAGGCTTTGGTGCTCGATGTGGTTCGGGTGGAAGTTGAGCTTGCTGATGTCTCGCTCCTTCTTTCCGTTCTTCAGCGTCATGTGCTTGTATTCGTCCGTGCGCATCTTCCTGTCATGGATGATGCCCTGGACTTCCACGAGGTCTCTGAGCCATTGCTTCCTGTGCTTCTTGACTCCGTAGTTCTTCTTGCGTCTGGTCGATACCCTGTCGGCTTCCTTCAAGGTCTCCCATTGCCACATGTCATTGTAAATGTATCCTTGTCTTTTCGGCATTTTCTTTCGTCTTTATCAAGTCGTTGCTCGTATCTGTTCTCGTTGGGCTTGCTTCTCTCTGTGCAGAGCTTTCAACTTCCGACCATCCTCGGTCGGATTTACTAACACCACGGGCAGGACGCTGGGCGTTGCCTGCGCAAGTTCGATTTGTTTCGGCTCATCACTGGCTGTACTTATGCACCAGCTGCCGAGGCTCAGAAAAGGCGGACACTTTCCCATGACGCAGTACTCATGTCCTTATTTGTTTTTCGTTTCCGTCTCCGAAAACGTAGAAGTAATTCGAGCCGAGATGTACGCAGACGCAAACGACCAGGCGAAGAACGAGAACGCATAAGCGAGACCGCAAATCGCACCGTAGTACGAGGAGCCGCCACCAAGCCACAGCTGTCCTTTTCCTTTGCCTACCTCGCCACGAGCTTGGGCGAGGGGTTTCCTTATTCTGGGACATCATTGGTGGGTGGGGGATTCCCCCACGCCCCCTTTGAAGTTACCTTTTCTTGTTTGAATTTTTTGTTTGTTCTCTCGTTTAGTTCCTTGCCTTAACTTGCAAGGAGTCTCTTCAGTTCGGCTGAGGTCACCTCCGTGAGGTCTCCATGAAAATCAAGCCGAGCCGAGAGGGACGCATCCGCATACGACCAGGCGATGCTCGAGGACGCACCAGCGAGACCGCAAAGCGCACCGTAGTACGAGTAGCCGCCACCAAGCCACAGCTGTCCACTTGCGTTGTACCAGTAGTGGTCTCCGTAGGTGATGCCTGTATGCTGCTTGGTAGGCACGTAGCTCATGTGCTGCGCTCCCTTGGTGGTGATAAGGGTAATGTCGGCATCGCTTGAACCTTCGGCTGCGAGTCTTGTCATCTTGGTATGCTTGACCGCTGCGAAGCTGTCCGCTGTCGGTGTTCCTGTAGGCAAGAAGTTTCCGTCCCATTGGTAAACATCGTTACCTACGCTGCAGAGGTGTCCGTCCATTTCCCAATATTGCCCATATGGGTTTTCCCATACTCCCACGTTCACGCTGTGGCAGGTGTAGTTGTCTGCGTCCTTGACCTCCACCTTTCCGTCGCTGTATCCAAGAGCGAGGCATGCTCCTGTCTTGATGTTTCTCTGTCTTGCGAATCCGTCACCCAATGTTGAAGATGCGCTCTTCTCTGTTCCGTCCAATCCGCATCCGAAAATCTTTGTACCATCGGATGCTGACAAGTTCTGAATGTCTCTGTATCCGTACTTGCCCAGCATGTACTGAATGAGGAAGTTGCGGAATGGCTCGCCTGCAAGTCCATGGTTCTTGCTTCGTGCTTGTGCGTAGTTGAAGAATTGGTTGATGTTGCAGCCTCCGCTTGGTACCACAAATGGTATGCTTCGCATCTGTCCGTTCTGAATCACGCATTTGAACATGCCTGCTGGTATGTTCTGCGTAAACCAGCCACCTGGCAGTGGCGTGAGCGATATGTGGTGTCGGATATGCTTCACTCCGCTGATGGTCACCTCTTGCAGGTAGTTCCAATAACCGCCTTCAAGCATTCCGAACCAGTCTGCGTTCTTGTATGCGTCCACCACGGCTCCGTTCTTGACGACTTGGTCTCCGTCCGCAGTGTATCGGTGGTCGGCTGGGTTGAGTTTCGTGAAGTGTCCGTCCTGCGTCATCAAGATAGCGCAAATCTTCGAGAGCCAAATCTGGCGCATGAGGCTGCTGCCTCCTGTCTCGCAGTATGCAGAACCCTTGCTTGCTGCGGTGTTCTCCTCGATGTAGAATGCATTCTCGTCCAGGAACTGCTGCTGGTTCTCCTCCATCATGGCTCTGAGGTTGTCGAGTGTGATGCGCTTAAGCGTTCCCCCTGCCATCACGAAGATGTAGTCTGAATTGTTCAGTGTCGTGGCGATTGTCGCCTGTGTAATCTTTTGATAACTCATATTTCTCTTTCTCCTTTTTATGCTAACGCTGCCGAAACCTCGACAGCCACGTCTGAATAATAACTCTTGTCGGTGTTGTTTGCGTCTGGCGTGCATTTCGCCATTTCCGCTGTAAGCGTTACGTTCGCTCCTGTTCCGCTGTAGGTCTTTGCGTTGAGTGCGTTGTAAACGTCCCACGTCCAGGTGGTGCTGCCTGTGTATGCTGTGCCGTTCTGTTTCAGCTTCAGTACAAACTTGGCGTTGCTGGTCTTGGATATCGCATCTGGGTTTGCTCCATCGGGTTCTGCGTCAATCGTCCACTCGTCGGCATCGTCAGTCACTCTCTGTGCGTCCACCGCCTTCACAGCCCAGGTGTCTCCTTCCTTGTGCAGGAGCTTTACGCTGAACACCGAGCTGCCATCTACATCGTCCCTCGTCACTTTCAGCGTCTTTCCGTTCTGTCCGTCTATGAGGACGAAATCCTTGTACCACTCCAGCTTCCAATTTGCGGCAAACTCGGAGACTGAAATCGGCTTAACTCCGTATAGGTAGGTTGCCGTGAGGGTGGTGCTTGTGGTTGTTGCGTTCAGCGTGCTGCAAGCCGTGGTGATGTTGATTGAGTAGCTGTCCGCTCCTGCCTGCTGGATGAGGATGTCTTCTGTTCCTGCTATGGTGTCCCTCACGTTGTTGCTGATGTAGCTGACCTCGTATCCGATGATCTGGTTGGAGACGATGGTGGTGCTGGCGATATTGTCAATCACTCGGAGGTAGCAGAATCCGTCCGACTCCTTCTTTGCGAACTTTCCGTCTGTGGATAGGTTCCAGCCTGCGTAGTTCCCTGTCGTGGCTGGGCTTGCGTTGAATGCCAGCTGCGTACCTCGATATGTCCACTTGATGTCTGTTATCGTCACGGGGTTGCCGACTGCACTCTTGATTCCTATCTTGAGTGCTGGCTGCTCGTAGATGCTTGTCTTCCAATCAACGGACAAACCTCCGTTTGTCGGGTCGATTGCCTGGAAGAGCGAGCCTCCGCTTTCCGTGCCGTTCTTGTCAAATTTCACGATGGTCTTTTCGACGTAGATTTGGTCGCCTGTTCTGATGAAGCGCACCGTGAACGCTCCCTTGATTTTGTTTGCCATTTCCTTATTCGTCCCATTTTTGAAGTTCAACCTTGAATTGCTCCAGGTCTTGGAGCTTGCCTCCGAGCAGCGTTGCCGCAGTCTCTGGGTTCTCGTCCACCTTCAGCAATTCGTTCTCGTTCACTGCCATCTTCGAGCCTGTGTTGTTCGTTCGATGGTGCTTGGCTTTCAGCCCCTTGGCTTCTGCCTTCTCTGTCTCGACTATTGCGTATCTCATCCTAAATGATATAAATGTTTCCGTTCTCGTCGGTGAGGATGCTGCTCTCATCCTCGGTTGTCATGATTGCCGCCACGTCTCGTTCCTCGATGTCCATGCCAACGTCGAACCAGCAAAGGTTCTTCTCGTAGCCAATGCCGAGGGAGTCCACGCTGCACTCCATGCTCTGCCCTTCCTGTCTCTCGATTCTCTCAGCGTACTTGTAGCTCTTTGTTGCCCAGTCGTAGACCCTTGCCTGCGTCCACCATCTGATGCTGTAGTAGAGCTCTGGGTATTGGATGGGTTGTGAGCCCGTTGCAAAGATGCCGTAGTTGTAGTACCGCTGCTGTCCCTGCACGATGTCATTTCCTCTTGCCACGTCATGTTGGGTAAGTATGCTCATGTCTCTCAGCAAACTGATACCGCAGCTCGTTTTCACGTTGCCGCTTGTATCTACAAACTGAACCTCGAACTCCTGGCTCCACATGAATCGCAAGTCGAAGGCGATGTTCGGGAATGCTATGGACTTGATTTCTGGGTGCTGGAGCGTTCCTGCCGTGAGGGCGGTGTTCTTGCCTCGTTCCACAAGGCGCATTGTCAGTCCTGTTGGCAGGGTGGTGATGGTTGCGTCTCCTTGCGTGAGCGTCACGCTGACTTGGCGTTCGTAGCTCTTGCCGTTGATGAACTTGTCTCTCTGACCAGCCTTTTCGATACCCTCTGCGACCAGGTATTCATAAAGGAGTAACTCGTCCTTCAGTGGGTCGTAGGTGATTTGCTCGCAGTCCACGGAGCAGGCTATCTTGTTGCCTCCCTTATCCGTGGTAGTGAGTGCCATTCCGCTGGCTTCCACGTTGTAGTTGGTACCTGTTCTGAAATCGTTGAATTTTCCTGTGTAGGAAAGTGTCGCAACTTCTCCAGGGACGATGTTACGCATAATCTTCAAGCTGCCGTTGTCCTCGGTTGCGTCCTTGATTATATCATAGTCGGTTCCCTGCTTCCAAACCTTGGCGATTGGCGTTCCGTTCACAAACCACTCGTGCTGGTCGCTCGCCAGGTTGTGGTTGTTGATTCCCGATGTATAGATGCCGTCGGGGTCATTGACCGTGGTCTGCGGTCTGATGATAGTCGGTGTAATCCCTCGATCTGGCTCGAACTGGTTCAGAGCGGTATTGGCTGTCTGTGCCGTTGGCGAGTCAGCCGTGATGCAGACCAGCTCGCAGGTTATCGCCAATGGCGAGAAGTCGAGCCTCGTGTGCTTGCGCTCCGATTGGAATGTCCTTTTCTTTGTTGCCATTCTCGTTCTCCTATTGCTTTAAAGTTAATATTCTATCGGCTCCGTTATCGGGGCTTCTTTTCCGTCGTTTGCCGTGACGTAGAACAGGGTGCTGATTCCGCTGTGGCTCTCATTTATATGGAGGTCTGCAAACGAAATCTGGAACGAGGAGCCGCAGTTGGCGTGCTCTGGCTTTGCGTTCCAGACCGCATCGGATGCGGTGTCCCCTGTGTCTCGCTCCACCTTGAATGTGTATTCGCTGGTGTGGTCTTGCATGTATCCGTCCAGGATCTGGATTGTGACGGTCTCTGTTTCGTCCGCAGCCATCCGTCCGTCCAGGCTCTGGTCTATGTACATCTTCCTGCCCATGTTCTCGAACTGCTCTATCGTACCGCTCATGTAGATGTTGTTAAGGTAAGCGGAGTAGCCCTTCATATTGAAGCCGAAAATGTTCAGATTCGTCAAGTCTCCGAATTGGGCGGCTATCATGTCCTTGCTGAATTCCCAATTGTTCACGTCCGTCAGGTACCGCTCGTATGTCAGCGTGCTGTAGCGGCTCTTCTGTCTCGTGGTGTCGCTGAAGTTGCCGTATGCCACAAAGTGCATCGCCTCGTGTGGGTGGTGCTGCGTCTTCCAGGTATCGCTTGTCGGACGCAATGCGTAGCGCACCCTGCTGTTGTGGGTGGTGTCTATGATTTCCGTGATTCGGAAGTATGCCGTATAGAATCCTGCAAACTTGAAGTTGCCGATGCCATCGTCGTAGTCGTCGCTCTCGTTGTCCTCGATGTTCATCCCCTCATGCCAGATGCCCTGGCATATGTCATCAACGGCAATCTTTCCTATCTCTCCGTCCTGGAGGTGGAGGACGATGGTTCCTGTTGCCAGCTGGTTGCCGTCGCTGTCGGTGTCTGGTATCACTTCCTTGATGATGCCTCCTCCTGGAGCTCTCCATCGGTTGCCTATCTGGATTGTCACTCGGTTGCATCTTAATTCGGGAGCCTCTAGGAAATCTCGGAGCGTGAGGCTATGAAGTTCTGCCCTTCCCATCTGGTCGATGTGTCCTCCCTTGCCGAATTGTCCGCTCACGAATTCACCGATCGTCATGCCCTTGTATAGGGTGATGAGCTGCTGGGCGGTGTCCTCGAAGACCTTGCTCAGCTTGGTGTCCATCCGCTTTTCCAGGAATTGCATCTTATTCTGCAGCTCCGTGATGAGCTTGTCGTATGCAGGCAGGTTGCCCTGGGCGGTGGTGTTCTGCAGCTGGTTGTTGTAGTACACGATTTCGTCCACGGTGCTTGCAAGTGTATCGCTCCTGCTTGAATGCTTGCTCTCGCCTATGGTGTATTCGCCCTGCGTCAAGTCTTCAAGGTCTAGTTCCCATCCGATGATGCGGCTTTCCCTTGCGTGGTCTTCTGCATCGAAGTACTCGGGTGCTACGAGCTTCACCTTGCTGCCGTATGTCAGCTCGATTCCCTTCTGTCCGAAAAGGACGGGGTTCTTGGTTCCTGTGTAGGTACCGCTGTCCACCTTCATCTTCTTCATGTCCTTCTCGGCTTCTGCCTTCAGTTCCATTTCCGCTGCCTCCACCAATTCGTCATCGATGAAGGTAATGTCCATGTTGTACATGTAGAGCGTGTCTCCTACGGCTGGCTTCATTGTCTCGTTCGGCAGCTCTAGGGTGTAGGTGTCGTTCCTGGTAATCTCGAAGAGCTGTTTGTCGTCGGTGTCTGCATCTGGGTTGAAGTGTACCTCGAAGTCCATGCCGTTCAGCTTACCGCTCTCGAAATGGATGCTCAGTGGCTTGTTCTGTTCCTGCGTCTCGTATATGCTGTCGAAAACGAAGGGAGAGCCATCTGGGAGCTTCGCCTTGAATCGGTAGGCAGTCCAATAGGTGACGTTGCCTGTGTCGGTGTCTGTTGTCTTGGCTGGTATTTCCGTCACCTCCGTTATTGTGAGCAGTGCCCTTGGGTAGATATCCTCGTATGTCTTGACGATGTCCGTCACCTCGTCTGGGTCGAGGTTCGGGTCGCTGTCGATGTATGGTGTGCCTATAGGTAGCTGGAGGATGGTGTCTGCCACTCCTTGTATCGCCACGTCTGCCTGTCCGTCTATCGGCTCTGTGTAGAGCTTGTTGACGTATGCCATAGCGAGGTGGGCGAGTGTGACCTGCTGGCTTGTGCCTGCGAGTTGCTTCTTCTCGTCCGTTAGTCCGTAGCAGTCCCTTCCGTCGTTGATGTTCTTGTCTCCGTCAGCCACTATGCCGATGAACTCTATTCCTGTCTCGGTCTTGTCTGCCAGCGTGATGGTGGTGTTCTTGGTTATCGCCTTCTTCTGCAGTTGCAAGTCCTTGAACGAGAAAATCGGACGGAAGTCTCGCTCAACTCTGACCATGGTGGTCTTGCTTGCGTCCGTCTGACCTCCTGTCTCGTCCCCGATGATGAACTGCACGCCTGTTCCGTTTTGGAATCCGATTGCGTCCACTATGCTGTCCACCTCTATCTCGAAGACTGGGCTGTTCCAGGACACCGTCTGTCCTGCTGCTGGGTTGGTGTATGAACCGCTTACGACCTTGAATGTGAATGTCTGCCCTTCGTACTTGCTGTTGCTGGTTATTTTGATGCGTCTCTTCTCGCTGAAGAAGTTCTTCGGCTTGTTGGTGGTGAATCTTACCTTTGTGCCGTATAGTCTATGGAATCCGTCTATCGTGAATGGGTTCTTCAGCTTACGCCTGTAGTTCTGGTTGAGGTTGCGGCTTGATCCGAATGCGTAGAGGCGAGTGCCATGCTCCTCGCTGTCCTCGCTTCTGCTCAGTCCGTTCAGCTCCTTGCCCTGTTCCAGCGTTATTGTCTGTCCCTGCTCGCATCTGCCGAAATGAATTGTATTCTCGGTTATCCACCATTCGGTCTCGAATGCTTCGGCTATCTTGTCGAGTGCCGATAGCAGGGTGGTGCTGTCGTATGCTATCAGCTTCGCCTCGTTCCTCTTCTCTACGTCATCGTGGATATAAACGAGGTATTCCTTCCCTGCGTAGGTGTAGCCGATGTTGGCAAGGTTGTCCGTCAGAATGCCTGCGTGCGCCTGTAGGGTGTCCGTAAGGCTCCATTTGGCTTCCATTCCGTTCACGCTTCCTCTTCTGAAGAAGATGATGCGGTTCTTGAACTTATACCATGGGCGGTCTAGGCGCAGCTCGTATTCGTAGCCGATGTCCTTGCTTGCCTTGGTTGGTGTAGGCAAGTCCACGACCTCGAATCGTCCGAGGCTTTCTATGTTGGTGTAGAATCCCTTCTTCAATGCCAGGACGGATTCGCTGGAGAAGTTCACGGTGATGTACTCCTCCTCCTGCTTCTTCCATGTGTAGGTGCTTCCGCTGCCTACAGGGATGGTGTATGCCTTGACTTGCGCCCTGTTATAAAGCTGTACCTTCATAATCGTCTGAATCTTTGGTTCCTCTGTTTGCTGGGTTCGGTTCGTTCAGCGTGAGGCTGAATGTTGCCATTCCCTTGAAATATGATTTGAATTGCTTGCAGCTCTTGTAATCGCACCTGTACACCACGTCCTTCTCGTACTTGGTTCTGATGTTGATGCGTCGCTTTTTCAATTCCTTCTTGAATGCGATGAGCTTGCTGAACATGTCGTCCCTGCTGGTTGCGTAAAGCTGGACGAATAGTGTGATATCACGTTCGTCCACCTTTGGCTTCGCCTCCTTGCGTATCTGCTTTCCGTCCTCTGTGGAGGATTTGTTGCTGACCGCATCCTTCAGCGGCTCTGGCTCTACCAGGGAGCAAAGGGAGGAGTCGCTTAAGCAAACGCCCCACATGCCGAATGCGTCCATGTCGTTGATGAAAAGTTCGCCTTTTCTGTTCATGCCTCTGTCTCCTTATAATTTTTCTGTGTTCTTTCTTATCTTCTCCAGCTTCTGGTTCATCGATGGCAGCTCGCTGGTGTGTCGCTCTATCTTCTCCAGGTACCCGACGGCTTGGATCTGCATCTCCATCATGTCGTCCATGTTGCTGCGGATAATGGCTGCGCTGTTGGCTATGATGGCGTTGTTCTCCGCTTGCTGCTGGACGGCATCTGCAACAATGGACAGGCTGTTCTGTATGCTGGTAAGTCTGCCGTTTGTCTCGTCCTGCTGGTCTTGCGTAGCACCGCTGAGAGTTGCGGTGGTGCTGCTCTGCGTGTAGTCATCCCTTGGGTCAATCCCAGCCGCTGCGTACATATTGTCTCTCTGCTGCTCTCCCTTTCGGTAGGTTTCCTCGTATTTCTTTTGCAAGGCGTTCTTCTCGGTTTGGTCGAGCGTGCCGTCAGCCATTGCGTCAGCGAATTGCTTGTACCAGTCCTGCATATCCTGGGCGAGTGCGGTCTTGGTTATGTATGTAAGAACAGCTTCTTCCATGTATTCCTTGACCTTCTTGGTTGCATCCTTCACGCCCTTGGTGGTGTCACTCAGCAGCTCTTTCAATCCGTCCCTGGTGTTGTCGAAGGATAGGTTCGTCACTGCCTCGTTGTAGTCGTTCTGCAAGTCGATGAGCTTCTTGTAATACTCGATGTACTCATCCATGTTGCTGGCGTTGCTCTTGTAGCCGTCGTTGCTGGCATTCTTAATCTTAGACCACAGGTCTGTCGCTTCATCTGCCACCTTCGCCATCTGCTCGCTGGTAAGGTTCCAGAAGTCCGAGGCTGAGCGGACGTTCTCTCCTGTGATTTGGCTGATTCGCTGCCAATCAGCGGAGCTCATTGAATCGTTTATGTGTTTATTAGAAGAGTGTTTTCCTCCTATGCCGATGAATCCGTTGTTGGATGCGCCACCTGTATCTCGCAGGATCTGCTGCTTGTTGGCGGTGGCATCTTCGAGGTTCTTCTTTGCTCGCTGGTAGGTGTCGGTTGCTTCCTGTCCTGCCTTGTCTTTCATGACCTCAGTTAGCCTTGTTACGGCTGATTCCAGGTCTTGGTTGGATTGGGTCAGGTCGCTGATGGTGTCCTCGATGCTGGTGTCGGTACCGAATAGCTTGCTTCCTGTAAGGCTTCGGAAAACTCCACCGACCGCTCCGAATGCTGATTGAAAAACGTTACCTACGAACTTGAAGAGTCCCTGCTTCTGTATTGCATCAAGCAATGAAAGGATGGCACCGATGATGCCTCCTATCTTCGAGCCTGCCTCTCCGAATACGTTTGCTACATTGCTGGCGACGTTGCCAAGTTCTGAAAGGCTCATCTCGCTGGTGCTTCCGAGCTGGGTTATTGCGTTGGAGAGGCTTATGATATTGTTGGTTGTCGTGTCGATGGACTTGTCTCGGTTCACCTTGGTGGTGTCCTTGTCCTTCTTGGCATCGTCAGCCTTCTTCTGTGCAGCCTCGACCTTCTTTTTCGCAGCCTCCTTCGCCTCTTCTGGTGCGTCGCTATCCTCGATGTCATCAAACTCCGATATGGCGATGTTTAGCTCCTTCAAGGCATCGGTGTATCTTTGGCTCGCTTCCTCGTATGCCTTGCAGTTCTCTGCCAGGTTGCCGAATATTCCGCTTCCCTTGATGATTGCATCGTTGAGCTTGTCTATTGCCGTGGAGACCACCTTCTTGTTTTCCGGTGTCGCCTGCTGGTATTCCTTGCTGTTCTTGTATGAGGTGAGCTTGTCTCTCGTTGCCTTCAGCTGTTCGGTGGTCTGTCGGTCGAGGTTGTTGAATACTGCATCCCAATCAATGGATTTTTTCAGCTCCTCGAGGTAAACGCTTTGTATGTTCTCCTCCAGGGCTTGCGCTGCCTGCTGTCTCTTATGCTCGTAGTTCTTGGCGATGTCATTCTGTCCCAGCTTCTCGGCTTCATCTCTCAGCTTTGTAAGCTGGGCGATGTCGTCCGTGATAGCCTTGCGTGTCTTCTCTGCCTTCTCGTTCTCGTCATCATATTTGTCGAGCAATGCCTTGATGAGCTCGCTCCTCTGCTGGGTCGTCGTAGCGTCCAGCGATTGTTTCTTGGCGGTGATGCCAGCCTTTTCCTCATCGGTTAGCTTGATAGCCTTCTGCTGTCCTGTTGCGTAGAAGCCCTGCTTCTCATGCTTCGGATCTGCATCCCATAGGTTCTTCGCATGGTCTATCTTTGCCTGGAGGAGCGATTGTTCCTCCTTGTCGATGGCTTCTTTCTCTTTCTTGTAGTTGAGGTCGAGCTGGGCGAGCTTCTTCGCCTCTCCCTCCTGCATGGCATCCACGATGGCTTGCGCCTGGAGCAGCTGGTTGGCTTTCTGCTGCTGTTCCTGCTGCTGGCTGTATTTGTAGGTCTCCTCTGCCGTCTTCTCGTTAGCCTTGGCTTGCTCCTTGGCTGTTTTCTCGGCTTCTGTCTGCTGCTTATGCGCTGCCGTGGTTCTCGATTGGTGTGTGGAGACTGTTCTGCTGGCGATGTGGTCTTGCGCTTCCTTAACGAGTGAGACCTGCTGGTTCCACTCTTTGCTTCCCTTCTGGCTGTCTGCCATCTGGTCGAGCTTGGCTTGTGCCTCCTTCTGCTGCTTCTCCCAATCTGATTTATTGTAGGTGGTCTTCGACCTGGTTCTTGCTGCTGCGATTCCCTGTGCCTTGGTAAGCATGGACAGGATATCGCTTTGGCTGTATGCGTAATTGCCGAGACCCTTCAAGTTGAAGCGGACGGTCTTGCCTGTCCTCTTGCCTTTGGTGAGCGTGTTAATGACCTGCTGCAGCTGGTGCTTCGTCATGTCCTTGAATGTCGCAGCGAATTTGTCCGCATTCTGCGAAGTCAGCTCCCTGGCGACGTTCTTGTTGGCTCCGACGCTGTAATCCTTCGAGAACTTGATTTGTTCCTCGATGGTGGCTCCTCGGTACCATGGTTGGTTCGTATTTTGTTTGTACCATTTATTCGCCCAGTCCACTTCGGCTTGCTGCGAGCCTGTCAAGAACTGCCGGTATTGGCTGGCACCCATTCCTGCGCTGACAGCCTTGTTTCTTGCTTGCTGTTCCAGCTTGAAGGCTCGTGCGGCTCTGTCTGCGTCATTCTTGTCAGTCTTAAGTCTCCGCACCCTGTTGAGTCCATCCTGTGCTGCAATCTCTTGTTTAAGTTTTAATATGTTGCGGAGGTGTCCTTCCTCGTCCATGTATTTCCTGATGATGGCTGGATATCTCCGAATAAGCAGATCCATCGCATTCTTGCGTCCGTGGGTTGCATCCTCGTCCTGCAGTGCTCGCTCGATGGCTCTGTCTGTCTCATCGTTGTATTCCTGCTCCTTCTGTTTAGCTGTTTCCATCGTCTCGTTGAGGGCGGCTTGCGCCTTCTCCTCTGCCGTGGTGCTGTCGTGGCAGGCTACCAATACACCGACCAATACACCGAGGGCGGTGGCTGCTGCTACGTATGGGTTGGCGAGCATCGTTGCGTTGAGGGCGGCTTGTACCTTCTCCACGACGGCAATTCGCACCTTGGCAATGGTCAGCGTCTCGATGTGGAGCTTCTCGGCTGCAATGGCTGTAACCACCGCTGCCTTGTAGATTCCGTATGTGGTAATCAATCCCATTATAATCTGTCCTACCTGCTGGTAGTTGGCGATTATCTTCTGTGCCATGTCGATGCTGCCTACGATGACTCCTTCCTGGGCTTCGCCTATGTCGTTGAGCATGTACTGCCAGGCTCCTTCAAGGTTGGATATCGCTCCCTTCAAGGTCTTGCTCTGTGCTTCGAGCATTCCGTTGAACTGACCTCCCTCGCTGGCTGCTGCGTGGAACGCATCTTGCACCATCTTGGTGGAGATTGCGCCTTTCTCCATTTCCTCCTTCAGCTGTCCGATGCTCTTTCCTGTCTGCTCGCTAATCACCTGCAATGGGTTGAAGCCTGCATTAATCATCTGCAATAAGTCCTGTCCCATGAGCTTGCCTGTTGCGCTCATCTGGGAGAAGGCAAGGGTGAGGCTCTTGAACTTCTCGCTGTCGCCCATGGAAATGTCGCCAATGGCTTTCAAGTGCTGCATAACGTCCTGGGCAGGAATATTGAAGGCGAGCATGGTTTGCGCTCCTGATGCGAGGTCTTGCATAATCATTGGGGTGTGGAGTTCGTATTCCTTGATCTGCTCGAAAAGCTCGCCACCGATCTGCTCTCCTGCGAGGGTCTTGAATGAGGTCTGCAGGCTTTCCATCTCGCTTCGTATGCTGATGACCTTGCTCTCGAATTGGGTTAGCTGCTGGATTGAAAAGTACGCACCGATTCCTGCAGCAATCTTTTTGAGGCTTGCGTCCATCTTCTCGGTCTCGCTCTTGGTAGCGTTGCCGAGGTCGTGGATTTTATCTTCCGCTGCCTTCGTCTCTTGCTGCAGGGCTTCTGTGCTGACCCCATTGAATGCTGAGTCTATCTTCTGTCCAGCTTGTGTGGCTCGCCTTCCGATGTTGTCGAATTGCTGCACCACCTTCTCAGCGTCCGATTGGAGCTGTGAATCGTCTATGCCTATCGAGAATCCTTCTCTTCCGTTGTCGAAATCTGCCATTTTAATACTCCTTTACGAAGACTTCCTCTTCGTCTTCGTCATCTGTGAAATTATCGGGATTGTTTGCGTCGAGTTTCGCATCCCATTTTGGTGGTTGCTCATCATCAAACTGCGGTGTCGCTGCTGAATAAAGCGAAAGGTTGGCGTAGCTGTAATCGTATAGGATCTCCTCTGGTGTGACTCCTATGTTCTTCGCCCAGCCGATGATTATTGACCAGGGGCTGTCTGTTCCACTTCCTTGGTTCTCGCCAGCGTGTTTATTTCGGATAGGGAAGTGGTAAGCCCGAAAAAATCGCCCAGCTGCATCTCCATGAGTCGCTTGGTGATGGTCTCGTTCAGCGTTGCTGGCGTGATGTCCTCCATGATGCGCATGGCTACAAAGTCCAGCTCGCTCATGGTCTCCTGGTGCTTGGTGAATCGGAAACGTCGCCAGCTCCATTTCTTCGTCTCTGAAATCACGACCTGGTGGTTTTCTCTTATGCGCTTTGCTCCGAGCACCAATATGGCGGCAATGCGTCCGATGGCTTTGCAGTTCCTGGCGGTTCGGAGTGTCTCGAGGAAGATGCTCTTCGTCTCTTTGTTGATTAACGGCATCTTCGAGGTTTCCTCGCTCACCAGCATTATGGTCGCTGGTGTCGGTGCTGGTATCTCGTAGGTGCGTCCGTCTATCTCCAGGGAGGTTGTCTTTCGCTGGAGGATGGTATCGACCACCTGCTGTTCTAATGTTTTCTGTTCTTCCATGCGATTAAAAAGTGAAAGAGCAGGAGGGTGGCTCTGTCGCTTCCTCCTGCTCTTGGATGAAATTATGGGTTATTTCAAAGCCTCTTTGGTTGTGAAACGGGAGTACCAATAGTTGTTGTCAACAGCTGGGGTTTCACCCGATTCTGGTGTCTCTGGTACGCCTGTTGTCTTGAAGATTGAAGCGGTGATCTTGATTGCGTTACCATTCTGCTCGTCCATCGCTGGTGCTACCTTGATGCGGCAGAGCGGAGCCTTGATGCCTCTCGCTCCCTTGTTGTGTGGGGTAATCTTAATCGATTTGTCGCCTGGCACAATGTGGGTCTTGACCTTCTGTTCGCCATCAGCGTCCTTGGCTGCAATGCCCAGCTTCTCGTAAAGCTCCGCAGTTGGCTCGATGACGGTAGTCTCCACCTCGAGTGTTCCTTCGAGGTCTTCCTGCGCCACGACTTCGCCTCCTGTTGCCTTCATCTGCAGCTGGTCGCCATCGTTGGACGTGAGGGTCGTTGTCTGGTCTTTGATGGTGCCGACGTTGAAGAGTGTAGTTGCGAATGCATCGTTCTCTTCTGTGTCGCCAATCTCGACCTTGCACTTGCCCCATGCCATGATGATTTTCTTTGAATCTGCCATGTGCTTGTTCTCCTTGTTTATGAAAATGTTGCTAATCTAAAATGAATCCCGATATTAACGAAGTGCTCGTTCCTCTCTGGTACCGCAATGGTAGCCGTTGCCTGGAACTTGTCGAAGATGTAGGCGGTGCAGGAATCATTAAGGGTCTGCAGCACCTGTTCGTCGATTGCCTCCAGCTCCATCAGTCTGGCTTTGTCGGGTACCAGGCTCGCTCCTCCGTTATTGATGTCGGGGACGTATATGTTGAGCCTAGCCCTGCCTTCCTGGATCTGTCCTGCTGTGGCATTTGAACATGTAAGGACTGCGTCTTCGGTCTTGGCTTCGATAGGTCGCAGCTCGCTGGGGTAGAATGTTCCTCTTATCGTACTTCCCATCAGCTCTTCAAGGGCTGCGTACATGTCCATTTCTATTGTTGTCGTTCCTTTGCTTGCCATTGTCACTTCGTTTTGAATAATCGGTTAAGCATTGCCTTGATTTTGCGTTCTGCCATCTGCTCGCTCGTATCGAGAACGTCGAGGCTCATGGCTTCGACGTATTGGGCGTATGGCATTCCTGCTACCATCAGAAAAACAATGCCTTGTGTTGTCTGCTTTGCCGCAAGTTCATGAAGAAAAGCGACGCCTTGTGAACTTCCCGTTTTTCCGTCCTTTTCGCCTCCCTTTCCTTCACTTGTCTGTTTCCATTCTCCCTCGTGTACAATTTCGCCATCCACGAGGACGCAGTAGCCGATAGAGCTGCAAAGGTTGCCTGTCTGGTTCAAGTACTTATGTCCGCTCCTTGCCTGTTTCAAGCATTCCTCTCCAATGTAGAGGAGTTGCGTTATTAAGCCTTGCTTCCTGTTCTCTATCATGGCGTTCATCCTTGCTCGGATGTCTGCTTGCGTGAAGTTGGGTTTTATTGGCATGGTGAAATCTTTTAGACGGTGATCTGCAATGCTTCTACTGCTTCGAGGTAGGTGATGTCCTGCACTTCAAACTCTCCGAGATCCACGCCTCGGTTGTCGGTTAGCTTCACTCTTTTGGCGGTGAAGTCCTGCGGTTCGATTAATACCTTGGCTGCAAATTGTCTGAACTTGCCGTCCTGGTACGTGCCTTGGTGGTCGCTCTTGTTTTTTACGATATTGCAAGGGATGCCCTTGTCGCTCAGCTTGGTTTCCACCTTTTGGGGGATGCCGTGAAGCATTCCCCCTCCAGTGGTATCGTAAGTAAAAAGAAAGCCGTTCTGTATAATCATCAGAAGTCCTCCCCGATGTAGCCGCATGGGATATCTGTTCCTGCTTCGTCCTCTCCCAGCTCTGCTAGCAGGCTGTTCGATTTCTTTGCGAAGCGTGAGCGTTCGTCCTCGTTGAATGTGTAGCTGATTCCTCCCTGGGTGATGTTCGGAGCTTCGGCAAGAAAGGCGTATGTGAGGGCTTTCGCCTTCTTGAACTCGTTGCTTGCTCGCACCTCCCTGGTGATGTCTGCATCTGCATCCAGCCCAGCTTCATCGATGATATTCTCAATCGTCGCTGCTGGTATTGGGTAGTTGCTCATTGCTTTAATTGCGTTGCTTGTCTTCATGCTGCTTGTTTATAAAACGTGTTATGCGCTCGCCTCTCCGTTCGCCCAGGTCTGGTTGGCGGTGTTGAAGAAGACGAGAGACTTGCGGTTGATGAGTCCTGGCTGAACGTATGCCTCTGCCATGGTGGTCTCGGTCTGTGGGTTGACCTCGCTGTAGCGTGTCACCTTGAAGAAACCGCCATAAACCTGCAGGGCAGCGGTGTTCTGTACCATTGGGACGTTCTTGTAATAAGTCCAGCCGAGCTGGATGGTTGGTGAAAGTGTAACCACATTCACGTTCCATGGCTTGATGGTCTCCTTGCTGCCGTCCTTGTGTTCGAGGCTCACGTATGTATCGAGGACGATAATCTGCGGATAGCCTCGTGTCGGGCTTGCGTTGTATGCGTTGATTTTCTCCAGCGTGATCATGTCCGCTGTAATCATGGACAGGTCGTTGACCTGTGGGTACAGACGCTTTGCGGTCTTCTTCTGTGCTACCAGCTGCTGGAACTTCGCTTTCTCCATGAATGCGTAGCGTGGCTTGGTGAGTCCCTGCTTGGCTATCATGTCCTGGGCGTTGGCGAGGTCGAGGAGTCCGTCTGCGTTCTCCTCATCGCTCCACTCGTAGCCCTTCTTTTTAACGACAGCTCCTGCCTTGACCTCAGAAATCTTCACACCGATGAAGTTGCCCTTCGGTACGTTGAAGTCGATGATGTCCTGTGATGCCATGTCGCCTTCAATCTTTTCTGGGAAGGTCTGTACACCGCTTGATGCGATGCGCATGCAGTCAAGCTCTACCTTGTAGTCCATCGCCTTGCGGACGAATGAAACGTCATCGTAAACCAGGTTAACGAGTTCCTGCTTTTCCTGCTGGTTCTCGGTTGCTGAGTTTGCGAGTGTCTGTGAATCGAGGTATTCGTTAATCTCGATTTCGTCCTTGTCTCGGCTCACGGAATACTTGGAGAGCTTACCGCTCCATGTGCCGACCTTCTGGCGTGTCTTCTTTGGAGCCTTGGTGTTGAATGCGACACGATCGGCAGCTACAGGGATTCCCTCGTCACCCTCCAAGCCCTTAATATCGAACTTTCGGGTGTATTTCAATGGGAAGAGGGTAGCCCATGCAAGACCTGTACCTGGCTGGAACTTGTTGACGGTTGCCTGCATTCCAGGGATGTCAATGTCGAATAATGGTGCTTCCATTGTTTCTTTTCTCCTTTGTGTTAATTAATTAATCGAGCGTGATGCCCTTCATCAAATCCACGATTTCGGCAGCGACAGGTGCTGTCTCCTTGCGAAGGCTTGCGGCTCTAATCAGTCGAGCCTCGAAGTCACCCTCTCCAGCCTTGCCAAGGTTGCCCATGAAATTGCCGAGAATGTATTCTGGCTTGTGGATTGGTTCAGCCTCTGCTTTGCTTCCGTCCGCTGCGCTGGCTGCCTGGTAGAGGACGGTGTCCTGGGCGATTGCCACGCCCATCGTCACGGTTACAACATCGTAATCGTCGCTGGTTGTGGTGTCGACCTCTGTGCAGGCGACACCCACCTTGCCGTGGGCGATTACGTCTCCCTTCTTGATACCGCTACCCTTGGCAATCTTGATATTGGTGTCAGCTTCTTTGCACTCTGTTACGAGGCGGTATCCCTTGATTGGGACGTAGAGTCCGCTTGCGTCCTGTCCCATTGCGAGACCTGGCTTCAAATCGAACTCTGGGTTCTTGACGAGTCCACCTCCTGGCTTCTCCGATACGATTGTCTCGAAGATGATAGGGTCGGCTGGAGCTGCGTCCTGGTGCTTGAACATTCTGTTCATGGCTTTTTCCCTTTTAAAAGTTTAACTTGGCTACTGCTGTGGTGCCTGCTGCGCTGGTTGTGCAAGTCCGATGATTACAGGCGATGCCGTCTGTGCCTCTCGGCTTGCCTCTGCATTAAGGTAAGCGGTGACCGCTGGGTCTGCCTCTTCGCCTGGCTTGCGCTTTCCACCGACAGGTGGTGTGGTCTTGGCACCCTGCGCCTTCTCCTCCTTGATGTCGCTCTCGATGAACGGCTTCTGCTGGTCTAGCCAGCCGTTGAAGTCCTCGTCGTCCTTGAAGGTGAGTCGGTCGTAGTTTCGCATGTAGCGTTCCTTCAATTTGTCGGATGCTCCTTCAAATAATGCGCTGAACTTATCCTTGCGCTGGTTGCCGAGCTCCTTGGTTTTCATGCCATTGATTTCGGTTCGCAGCTGCTGGTTGTCCTGCTGGATCTGTTTGAGCATCTTCAACACCTCGCTGTCTTCCCCTCCTGCTGGTGGTGTAGGCGGCTGTGGTGGTTTTTGCTGTGGTGGCTCGATAGGCTTGCCATCCTTCAGCTTGTACTTCTTCTCATAGTTGCTAATGGCTGAACTCTGAACTTCGTTAGCTCGTCTGTCGCCTTCGCTGTCTATGATGGATTGGAAGGTCACCCCATCTACGACGGTTTTCACTTCGTCCTCCGTGGTTGTCGTCTCAGCCTTTTTCTTGGCTATCCGCTCTAGAATTTTGGAATCAACCCCTGGAAATTTGGTTTTGAGTCCTGCTAAAATCTTTTCAAACATAAATTTTACGTTTTGGTTATACAAATTTGTAATGGCGCAAATTTACGGCTTTTTTTGTTAAAGTGGTTACGTGGTAATCACTTTTTAACGTGAATTAACCTTAAAATCGGAAAATAACCGCTTTTTCGCTTGGGTGTTTCGTGCTTTTTTCGTAAATTTGCCGCAAAAACCGAACGTATGAAAAAGAAATTTTCATTTGAGGATGACCCTTCTTTTGGTGGGCATTCGGCTGAGTGGTGGGAGGAATGGCGAAGAAACGCCAATTCTCAAGCTGCCACGAACGTATGTGATGGCTGTCTGAATCGTGCGGAGGATTGCTCTTGCTCCGTGCTGGAGCCACAAGAACAAAGCGAAATCATCGCCATTGGTAGATGCGATGAAAAGTTAAAATAGGGAAGAGGCTTGTGTGTCGCTTCCCTATTTTTTTGCTATGGAATAACTCTGCATCTAATAATTCCGTAGTCTTCACCGCCTCTCGTTTCAACTTTTGCTGAAATAAGTGCGAGCTTTGTTTCTCGTCCAAGAATGCACTCGCTCTCCGTGTAGTTTTCTGTAACGTACATCTGTGCTCCCTTTGGTATTTCGAGTTGTAATTGGAAGCGTCTTTCTTTGAAGACGTTCTTTGTTGCGTTTGTTGAAACTGAAAGGTAGCCGCAGTCTGGAGTTATGGCTGGTGTCGTGCTTTGCGTGATTTTGTTGCAAATTTGAGGTACGTTGCAGCCATCCATGTCGATGCCTTTGAATAAGGCTTTTATCGCATTGTTATCCACGTTTCTTATGACGAGCATCGGAAATTCTGTCTTATTGTTTCCTATGGCAGCATCGAGTGTAATTATTGTTCTCTTTTGGTCTTCTGTGAGTTTGCGTCCGAATAAATCAGCGCATTTGTCGATGTTCGGGTTGTTGATGATACTTCCATGGATTGCATGCTTTCCTGCTCCTGCAATGTCTCGGCAGCATCCATTGATTGTAAAGCTGCTACCTGTTTGGATGTATCCGTATCTATGATTCCATATCTGTTTGCGTTGCTCTCTTGTGATGTTCATCATGTGTTCTGCCATAAACTCATGCTGCTCTGCGTTGATAATGCACAATCCGTTTTCAACCTGTATTTCTGAATCTGTGAGTTTCTTGCCTCTTTTCAAAAAGGCATCTTTCATCTCTTGTATGATTTCAGCCTTCGATTGTATATGAGTTGCATTGCCTGCCTTTTTCGCTGCTCTGGCAGCTGCTTGTGCTTCAAGTTTTCCGACCTTGTCTTGTAGTTCTTTGGCTTTGCTTCTAAGTTTGGCGAGGTCTGCATTGTTGTCGTTGAGCGTTGCCTTTATCCAATTTCCGAGCCTCTTGACTATTGCGCTCTTTGTCTTGCCTGCAAAGTCCAGCTCGTGCGTGATGGAGTCACCAATGGCTTTCATGTCTATTCGTTTATTGACGAGTTTTAGCCTGTTCTCGAATGCCTCCTTTGCGACTTCCTTTGTTGAGTGGCTGCTTCTTGCGACAATTCCGATTTCTCTCTGTAGTCTTCCTTGCAAGAATTGGAGCGAGTTGTCTGTTGTGAAGTCCCATGTCCATCTGTCGAATGTCTTCTTTATTGCATCGTGCGCTGCCTCCAGCTCCTTGATGGTATGCTTTTTATGCCATTCGTGAACGTTAGGTATGAGGTCTTCCATGTTCGCTTCTGCGAGTTTCATCTTTTCGACCTTCTTCTGTACTTTCTGCCCAAGGTTGAACATCTTGTCGAGGTTGCCTTCATTTATCGCTTTTGTCAGTGCTGTTGTGCTAATCTCTGGCATTTCCTTTCCTGCTGCCTGTGCGTCGAGTGCTGTCTGCTTCATCATTGCGTGTCGCTTCTGGCGTTCCTCTGCTCGCTTCTGAATGTCTGCTATTTGTTGCTGGGTTCGTGCAGCGTGTCTTTCTTCTGCTTTTTCGAGGGTTGTCTTCGCCTTTTTCTTGCCTTCCCATCGCAGTCCCTTGGCAGGATCTCCGTCCTTGAAGTTGTCCTTGATGAAGTAGGGCATGGAGGTGGCGTTCTCGATTCTTGCCTGGTTGTCCTTCATCCATTTGTTGAACTCCTTTGGCATTTTCTCCACCTGCCCTGTGAACTTCCAATGGCTCACGTCCTCTCCGTTCATGATTGCGGTGGTGTATGCGTCCATCTCCTCCTGGCTGGCGAGGACGGAAACTGCATAACATCTGCACCATGGATGCCATCCTGTGAACTTGAAGTCCTTTGGAAAGCGTTTTCCGTCGAATAGGTCGCAGATGTCCTCCGTCGGGTGGTTGTTGCTGATATGGATCTCGATACCGATAACGAAAGGGAGAGCCTGCCATCTGTTGTGGTCTGCCGTCCTGTAGGCGATGTTGTTCTCGGTCGCTGTCATTCGGAGGGCGTTCTTGTAGCTGGAGCGATAAACTCCCTGCCCTGGATGGTATGCGGCAGCAGCCTTGGAGAGGCGCAAAGCTCCGCTCTTGTCTCGCACCCTTCTGAATAGCTTGTTTGGCTCGACAAGGTATTTTCTGATATCTCGGCTCAGAGCGGCAGCACTCTTTCCTTCGCCCATGCCCAATTCCAGGGCGAGCTCCATTTCGCTCTTGAACTGCTGGGTGAGATTCCAGACCCTGCGGCTGAGATTCATTCCTGCTTCCTTGCGTGCGATGAATGCGTCTAAAGCCTCCAGGTGTGGGTGCTTCCAGTCCTGAACCACCTTTTTCGGGAGGTGCTTCTTGCCGATGATGGAGTCCACCATTGCGTCGTTCTTGGTGTTGGAGAGCGTCCAGCTTTCCTGGTCTCCGTCCTCGATGTTGGCTTGGAGGCTGCTTCCGAGGTCTTGCATGAGTGCCTCCATCTCCTTCTTCAAGGCAGGGAAGTCCTCGAAGTGGAACTCTTTCTTTGGGTCGGCATCAAAGAGCGAGGGCGCAGCTGCCTGTGCGATGCGCTTGATGGCTGCATCGTATAGCTGCTGCACCTTCCTGGCTCTCTTTGCGAGGTTCTCCTTGTGCTTCTTGTCGTATGTGCCTATGGTGAACGTCTTTGGCATATTCTAATCCTTTACATGGTTGGTTCGTTGGTGAAGGCATCGTTTGCCATTGCCTCCTCCTGTTCGATTCTCTTCTCTTCCTCCTCGACCTCCTCTTCTGGTACCATCTTGAGCCTGCGGATGGCGGTTCTCCGTGACACGATTGGTTTTCCTCCTGTTGCGTCGCTCATGTCCTTGATTTCCTGGCTGCGGTCATCGATTTGGAAGGCTGTAATCTCGTTGGTGACGGTCAATGTCTCGAAAGCCTGTGCCAGCTCTGGGTACATGATCTTGCAGAAAGCTCGTACCACGTTGACCTCTCTGTCGAAGAACTCCAGCCAATCTCCGCTTTCATCCGTGACCTTCATCTGGCAATCGATGAAGAGCATCTTGCGTGCCTCTCCGCTCATCGGGGTGGCTTTCATCTGCTCCATGCTCATGTCTGGCAGCTGGAGGCTGGTGTGGATATTGCGTCTCAGCTCTTCCGTGAATAGCTTCTGTGCATCGGTAGCCTGGCTCCAGGTTGCGTACCCAGCCTTGTCTCCCTTGCCGTATCGGAGGACGTTGCGCCCTGCGTTGTCGTCGGTTGGCTCCTGCTTTTTGTTTTTTGGAGCGGTCACCTTCTGGCTGTCCGAATAGATGACCCATGTCGGTCGGCTGTTCTTGCGGAGATAGTTGCCAGCTCTGCTCTCCGTCCATTCAAGCTCGTAGCCGTTGTCGCTCTGGTCTTCCCAGATCGGGAGGTCTCGGTGTATGTAGATGCCTGCTATCTTTTTGATATTGATAGGCTCTGGTACGATGTCTTCCTTCCATCCGTTGCTGTTCATGTTGATCCAGCGGAAGTGGAACTCATCGGTGTAGGTATCGAAGTAGGTTACGGTGTCGTTTCCTTTCTTCCTGGTGTATTGGACGCTGAGTGCTATCATGTCGTCGTATTCGTCGAATAGTGGGTACAAGATGTCTCCGTCCAATGGCGAGAAGGTGCGGCAGCGCAGTTTCAGCTTGCTTGGGTAGCCTGCGTATGTGGTGTCCTGCAGCTGGGCGTACCAAATGGTGACCATCTCGCAGCTCGCAAAGAGTTTATGGGAACGCTTAAGGTTCAAGGCGTTAATTCGGTTCTTCTGAAAAATCGCCTCCATGATGGCTGCTGCCTTCTTCTCGTCGTCATCCGCAGTGGTGTATTTGCGGTTGACGGGGATTGTGAACATCAGCTCCTTCATGCGCTTCACCGCCAGCTTCTGAATGTTGTATGTCACTCTTGTCATGCGCTCGGTCTTGCCTCTGCGTGTCTTGTCTCTGTAGTTCTTGTCTGTGTAAACAGGGTGCAGCTTGGGGTTGTACTCCTTTTCGAGCAGCTTCCATGGGATGACTTCGATGTTCTTCTGTCGCAAGTCCTCGATGATCGCTCCTGGCTGTCTGTTCTCTCTATCGATAATTTCTCTAATGTCTGGCATTGCTTTGTCTCCTATGTTTTTAAATTAATAAACTTCGTCCTCGATTTCCTCTTCTTCCTCATCCGTAATCTCTGCCGAGGTGAACAATCCGAAACGCTCCACGATGCCTGTGGTGCAGTCGGGCGCATCGTCATGCTCGTTTCCTCCCTCCTTACGGTATGACTTCATGGCGTTGGCGTAATGCGTCCAGCGGTCTTCCCATCCTTCTGGGTAGAAGACCATGTTCTGAACCTTCGAGCTGTTCGTGAAGATTCGGGTCTGCTTGTTGGCGGTCTGTGCCAGGTCAATGAAGACCATGTCCCAATTGCCAAGGGTTCGCACCAGCTTCTCCACGTTCCTTCTGAATCCTCGACCTCCGTTGTTGCTCTCGACCACGACCTCCTGCGTCTGGTTCCGCACCAGCATTCTTGCTACGGCAGGTTCGGTGTACTCCATGCTCTTGTTGGTGAATACGATATCCGTCACGTAGCATCCGCTCTCGTATTCCTCGTAGCAGATGGCGCAGAGCCAGTCGGCTCCTGTGTCCGCTGTATCGATGTAGCACTTGCGCCTTGGCAGGTGTGCCTCTATCGGCATGGTGTCGTAGGTCTTGAAATGGGAATACATGAGACCCTCGATTGGTGTCGGGTTCTGCATGTACTGCGTCTCGTAAACGAAGGAGTTGGCGAGGCGTATCTTCTCCAGCTCCTCCAGGGTGTGCTTGAATTCCCATAGCGGCTGGCGGTGTCCGTCCTCGTCAATGGTAACGCATGGAAGGCTTACGACCGTCCAATCGTCTGGTTCTATCTCCTGGAGGTAGCCGCAAAGGTCATGCTCATGGAGTCGCTGCATGATGATGATGATTGGCGTGTTTCGGCTGTTGACTCGGTTTCGGATGGTGGTCTCGAATCGTCGGTTCACTCGCTCACGCACCACGTCGCTCAGTGCGTCCTCTGGCTTTATCGGGTCATCGATGATGATGGCTCCTGCAAACCGGTAGGGGAGCATGTTGCCGTTTTCGTCCACTCTGTCCACCTCTCCAGCTCCGAAACCTGTTATCTGTCCGAGCGTGGAGGTTGCGTAAACTCCACCGCCTTGCTCTGTGTCCCATTGTGCCTTGGTGTCGCTTCCGTATTTCACTCTGGTCTCAAACATGCGCTGGTATGCCTCGCAGTTCACGATGTCCTTTATCGCTATGGAGTTGTCCACAGCGAGGTCGCTGGAGTAGGACAGGTGTATGAAGTTGGAGGCTGGGTTGATGGCGAGTCCCATCGCTATGAAGTTCTTCACCGCCAGCTCCGTCTTTCCGTAGCGTGGGGCGATGTTAATGATGAGCTTGTTGATTTCGCCCTTGAGCACCCTGTCGAGTGCGTCGCAGACGGTCTTGTGGTGATGCCCGACAATGAACCGCTTTCCTCCGTTCTCCTTGAAGAAGTACCTGGTGAAGTTGAGGGGATTCTGCAACACCCACATCTTTTGCAGTTCGGTGTCGTTCATCATCTCAGTATTCCTCCTCCAGCTTCTTCAAGTACTCGATTTGCTCTTCCCTGGTGAGTGGGCGACCTTGCTCTATCGGCTTGCCCCCTGTGGTGATGTCCACCTTCTGCTGCGGCTTTCCGTATTGTCTGTCCATGAGTCTGTCCATGGTGGTTGTCTTGCCGTTCTTCATGTCGATGATTGCAGCCATCGCCAATGTCTTAGCGTAAGCTGGGGTATCGTCTGCCTTCGCCAGCAGTTGGAGGTCTGCGAGTTCCAGGACGAGGATGCTCTTCTCGATGGTGTTTATCTCGTCGAGGGTCAGTGCCTCGCTCTTCTTCAGCTTGCTCTTTGGGAGCACCTGCTTCAAGAGTGCCTTGACCCTGTCCTTCTTCTTGCCCCTTGGGTTGCCGCTCTGCCCCTTCTGCCACTTGTGGCTCTCGATGTTGGCGAGCTGGCTTTCCGTCATTGTCTCTTTTCCTCTTGGCATGGCTTATCCCTCCTTCCTCGCTTTCGTCTTGGTCGCTGGCTTGCCTGCTGGCTGCTCTGGGTCGAGGATGTTGCGGATGAGTACCGCCTTCATTCCTGTCATTTCCTCCCATCGCTTGATGATTACGTCCACATAGATTGGCTCAAACTCCACCATTCGGCAGCACCTTCCGAGCTGCTCTGCTGCAATGAGCGTGGTTCCGCTGCCACCGAATATGTCGAGGACGATGTCCTTGCGCCTGCTGCTGTTGTTGATGAGCTTGCCGATGAGAGGCACGGGCTTCATCGTTGGGTGGTCTGGGTTCTTCTTAGGCTTGTCGCAGTCTATGACGCTGGTTGGTGTGTCTCCACCGAATATCTGCGTGAGGAGGTCTTTCATCTCTGCCTTGCTCAGTTTCTCGATGTCCAGCTTCTGCTCTATGACCGTGGTGAGGTTTCTCTTGTCCGTGAAGTAATGGGCGGCTCCGTCCTTCCATCCATAAAGGCACGGCTCATGCTTCCATTGGTAGTCCTGTCTTCCGAGGACGAGGCTGTTCTTGTTCCAGATCAAGCATTGGCGTGTCTCCCATCCGATGTTATTCACGGCTGTACGGAAGTTGAAGCCTTGGATGTCTGCGTGCCAAATGTAGAAGGCTGCGCCTGGCTTCATGCTGTCGCTTGCGTTCTGCAATGTGTCTGTGAGGAACGCCACGAAGTTCTCGTCTGCCATGTGGTCGTTGGCGATTTTCATCTTGCCCTTGGCTTGGTAGTCTACGTTGTATGGTGGGTCGGTTACGAGGAGGTCTGCCTGTTCCTCCCCCATAAGGGCATCGAGGTATTCGCCCTTGGTGCTGTCTCCGCAGATTAGGCGGTGGTTGCCGAGTCGGTAGAGGTCGCCTGTCCTGCTGGTTGCCTTCTTCGGGGTGTTCGCTGCCACGTCGTAGCCATCGTCCTTCGCCTCTTCCTCTTCCTCTGGCTCCTGGATATCGGGGATGTCAATGGCAGCAGCCTTTATCTCTTCGAGGTTCCAATCATTGAGGAGCGCATCGAAGTCGGTTTCTCCAAAGCTGGAGTTATCCTTCAGCACGATGCGACGCATCTTGTCCATCGGGAAGTCGTGGGGCAGAATCTTGCACGGAGCCGTCTCGTACTTGAGCTTCGTGAGTGCCTGGTATCTCATGTTTCCTCCGATGATGACGTAGCCTCGCTCGTCCTGTGTGTCGTACACGATGAGTTCTCGCAAGTCCAGCATCTCTGGGTCGTCCTTGATTGACTGCACCAGCTTCTTGAACTTCGGGTCTCGTATTCTTCGTGGGTTCTTTGGCAGTCCCTCTACCTGTCCGTCATTTGGGTGGAGCATCGCCAGCTCCATCTCCTTTCGTTGTATTCCTTTCTGCATTTTCTGTGTCCTTGGTTATTAAGCAGCCAAGGCGAGCCCTTCGTGAAGGCTCGCCTCTCTTGCTTGGTTTGTTACGCTAAAATGGTGCAGCACCACCGCCTCCTGGCGAAAATGGCAGGACGCTGCTGGCTCTTCTTGAAGCCATGGTGCTGGAGTGGAGCTTTGAGCCTCCGCCTCCGTGTGATTCTGAACCGCTACTCATTGCTTGTTCTCCTTTTGCTTTTTGTTATTGAATACCATTCTCGTGAAGTAATCCCACGCCTTGCTGTTGCGTATCGGCTTGCGTATGGTGGCGTACTTGTCGAGAATCCTGTTGAAGTGCTCGTCGTAGAAATCATAAAGCTCTGGGTTCTCCTCCATGGTGAACTGCTCGATGTTTCCGCTGGAGCGGAGGTTGGCGGAGCCGTGGAGGACAATCTTGCGCCCACCTAATGTCTCGAAGTTCACGGTCTTGGTGTGGACTCCTGCCACCGCCAGCTGGAATCGGTTGCCAATGTCGAGCTGCTTGTAGATGTAGGGAATGAGGCTGCTTCGCTCGTTGCCCCAAAAGTAAACCGAGATTATGAGGTTCAGTTCCTCGATGTAGCCCTTCTCCATGAGCGTGTGGAGGCTGTCCACGTTGTTCTGGCTCATGGAGAGCGTGCTGATGGTCATCCTCTTGGCGCAGGCGTTCTGTGTCGTTAGGTATGCCTCGATGAAGTCCCCGAATATGAAGGAGCCGCTCACGAAGGCATCGAAACGCTCACCGAATCCAAGGCGTAGCTCCCTCGCCATCTTCTG